CCGCTTGTTGTACCTGCATACATCCCCCAATGACCAGTACCAGAAGCTGAGTAAACTCCAGCGGCACAATTAGTATTGGAAGTGCCAGCAGGTCCAGTGATGGGAATACATATTTGCCACAATCCTCCTCTTTGACTTCCTCCACCAGTATTAGAAAAATATACCCATGCTTCTATGGTAAAATCTCCAAGACCAAAAGCAAAATCAGAACTAGAAGGAAGTTGGAGATAATCACCAACACCATCAAAGGTTGTAGAACCAATGCCACCGCCACTGAAACCTTGTGAAGGTAAAACTGGAGTTCCTATTGGACCTGCTGACCAACTAACGGTACTAATCATAGGCATGCGTTATACTCCTCCAAATGAACTTGATTGCCCTAGCACTATATAAGTGCCACCATCATTTAGTATTGTAAATGAAACAACATTTTTTCCGTTGTCTGTTCCTGTTGGTGTGTTATTACCTTGCCATACTATTGTTTGAGCTACACCATCAATTTGTACCGCTGTTGGCATATACGCTGTGTTGCCTTGGTTAATGATTATTGCAATGTTGGTTGCATCTTCTTGTGCTAAACTAAAATTTGTAAAATTTGCTGTCCAGTTTGCCGCCGGTGTTGTGTGCAAGAATACATGCCCGCTCTGTACGTCGTGAGCTACTACACCTGTTGCACCAGTAAGTGTAGCAAATTTTTCGTGTACACCTCTGTTGAATTTTACTGCTTTTTTTAGGTCAATTATACCACTATTACCATCTAAAAGAACATAGTCTGATATACCATTACTATCTGTTACATTAAATCTCAATGAACCTCTAAAAGATCCAGAAGTAACATTAGGAGTTCCAAATGTAATTTGACCTATTTGTTGTACTGCATCAGCATCATCTCTGCTGGTAGCCATCAGTATTGTACTGAAGTCAACTGTACTAGGAGTAGCTGTGTCATGATCAAATATTATGTAAGGGCCTGATAGACCACTATCAACTGCTTTAACATACAATCTTTTATCATTTAATTGCATGTAGCTGTGACCATCACTGCTATTATGATAAATTTGTAAATCGTTGTCTGCACCAAAACTTAGTGTGTCATCTGTTCCTGGAGTAGCACTATCTCCAAATGAAATATTTTTTCCATTTGCATCTAAATCGCCACCAAGTTGTGGTGTTGTATCGTCTACTACATCTAGCATTAGTTTTAAACTGTTAAAATGCAGTCTACTAGCAGTAACATTCAGAGGAAGCTCTGCGGCTCCAAATTTTAAACTGTTATCACTTAAAAAGAAATGACGTACTTTATTACTTGCATTACCAATATCATACGTTGCATCTGCTTGAGGAATTATATGTCCTCCACTTGTAATTTGCCATCTATCAGTACCGTCTGTGTCAAATGTTATTGTTCCGTCTGTACCTGTGTCAGTAACGGTAACATTACTGTTTAATTGACTAATAGAATTGACTGACGCATTGATTGTAAGTGTATCAGTATTTTCATCAGTGGTTATACTAATACCAGTACCAGCTTCAATATATAATGTATCTGTTGTTCCGTCAGCAACAATATTATTTTGACCTGAACTTGCTATTGTAGAAAATAAATTTTGCGAACCGCCACCTGACTGTGCTACCCAGGCATAATCGGCTCCATCCCAACTTAACACTTCACTAGCACCAGCACTAGCTTGATTCAAGTGTGTATCAACATCTGAGTTTGCATAACCATCTGTAATTCCATATCCTGAAAGTGTAGTTGGTTTACCTGTTAGTGAAGCAAACGACTGTGCTGGTACACTTGTTAAGTAACCTGCTACTCCGTGATCTCCCCAAGCATAAGCTGTAATAAACTGTCCTAAATTGGTGTCAGTTAAAATGTTTGTGCCCATGTCAATAGTGTTGCCATTAGCATCAAGTGTTCCGCCTAACTGTGGAGTAGTATCATCTACAACATCGGCAATACCAGTAATATCACTTGTAAGTGCTAGTGTTCCTGTACCACCTGGAATAGTATGACCGTTTAATGTACCAGTGACTTGTATACCTGCACCACTGTTCGCCATTATTCTCAGTCTTTCAGTAACACTTGAACCATCAAAGGCACTCATAATCAGTGTGTTTGTTGTTCCGCCTGTACCATCTAATTTAATACTTGCGGCTTCTGTGCCACCTTGTCCTGTCCAACTTATTCCTTGCGATAGTGTGTTATCTAGTCTTTGCAATGTTATGATAGGTGCTGATTGTTGTAAATGTAATAGTGTGGAAGGATTGGTAACATTACCAATGCCTACTCCGCCAGTGGTATCTGGATCAAGCCGAATATGACCACCTGCGGTTGTAACTATTTCAAAACCATTCATGTCTAAGTTACCACCTAGTTGTGGTGATGTATCGTTTACAAGATCTGTTGCGGCACTAGTAAGGTAACCAGCAAGACTATGATCTCCCCAACCATATGCAGTTATAAATTGACCAACTTTTGCATCAGTAATAACATTTGTACCCATGTCAATATCGTTGCCATTTGCATCAAGTGTTCCACCAAGTTGTGGTGTGACATCTTCTACAATATTTCCTAAAGCACTAGTAAGGTAACCAGCAAGACTATGATCTCCCCAACTGTATGAGGTATCCCATTGCCCAACTTTTGTATCAGATATAAAATTAGTACCCATATCAATGTTTTGACCATTTGCATCTAGTACACCACCAAGTTGTGGAGTTGTGTCTTCTACTAGATTATTAATTCCACCACCACCGCCTGTGGAATCTGTTGATATTTCAAATTTACTTGAACTAGTATTATATTTTAATATGCTATTTGCTGTAACTCCAGTGGTATCAACATCACTCAAAGCACCTATGCTCGAATTAGTAACTTGTGATTTATTAGTATCAGCAGTTTCAAGTGTCGTCACTCTACCGTCTAAGTCAGTAAAGTTTCCATCTAACTCTCCGTGAGTTAATGCTGTCCCTTTAACTAATCTTTTTGTAATCGCCATCTCTATCTCCTAGGTATTCTATTCAACATATTCATCTGATACATAATCTTCATCAACATAATCAGTTGGTTCATATTTGTTATCTGGTCTTGCTTCTATAACTTGGCTCATTGCTTGTTGTTCGTTAGTCTCTTCGTCGCCAACTACAGTAGTATTTTGATTAAAAATATAATTACTTGCGTTATATGTTTTATCTGTCCATGTTTGATCAGTAATATTATCGTAAAGTCTATGCCATCTACTTCCTCTTCTTACAAATAATCTCTTAGGTGAAAAGTCAGTTCTAATGAAGTACTCTCCTTCTGCTGGACTACTTGGAAATTGGTCACCTTGTGGAACAGTTTCTCCATGGCTCCAATTATTAGCTTGATTAACAAGTCCACCACTGGTAGCATGATCGTAACCAAATAAGTGATCGGTTAATGCTGTACCTGTTGGATCTTCTAAATCAGCGGCTTCTACAATAGCATCACTAATATTAAATTCTGTTTTGTATGTACTAAGATCATTTTTGAGACTTGTTTCTTCTTTACCATCTCCAAGTATATCGTAGTATTCCTGGCTGTCTGTAAGTGGACTAAGTTTAACTCTCCAAATATGAGGATACCACGTTTGACTAAAACCTTCTGCACCTCTGTTAGCATCATTAACAACATAATATTTGTTGATTGCATTTTTATTAGCATTTAATAATAACTGATCTCTGAGATGAGGTAATTCTAAAACGTCACCAGGCATAAGTCTTCTGCCCATAATTTCAACCATTTCATTCATGTGAAATGTCATATACAACATGTCATTGCTTAAAAATAATCCAAATTGTGTTAGGTCAAAATCTGTGTCTTGTACATTATAAACGCCGCGAAGTTCATATATATCCTTATCATATTTTCTGTCTCTATTCTCCATGAATAATAAATCTTGTACTTTTGTTTCATTTATTATTCCCTCAATATTAATAATTTCACCACTGAGTGGGTCTACTTCTCTTCCATCAATATAGTTGGGTTGTGAAGGGTCTTGTTTGTCTGCTGTAACAGCAGGACCTAAATATTTGTGTACATGTACACCAGTACCACCGATACCAAATTGTTCACGGATATTGCGATCCATATAGTGATAATCGTTAGTTTTGGTAGGTTTATATAAACTTAATCTTGGCATACAGTTATTTATCGTGAATCTAAAAGGTTGACAAATAAGTAAGATGTGTTACATTAGTATATAAAGGCACAAACGGAGAGGCACGATTATGGCAACACCTAGAAGTTTAACAAAAAAACCCAAGAAAAAAGTTTCCTTAAAAAGAGTAAGTAAACGCGGTTTACAAGCACCTAGCTTTGAAGGTTGGGAAAATCTAGAAGCGGAAAAGTTTCACAGACTTAAACGTTCAGTAAGTGATTTTTGGTATATGAACTATAAACATAATGAAAACATAGAACATATGTTTACATGGATGAAAGAAAACAAATACAGTAAATCTGAAATTTCCAATGCAAAAAAAGCGGCAAGATTTGAAGGCTTGGTAGGCATATACTGTCGTATGCTATTAGATGGCTGTCCTGACTTCAATCAAAAAGAAGATGACTATTGGCAAACACTTCCTGGTACAAGTGGCAACATACATCCTTTGACAGATTATATAAAACCTAAAGTTGCTGATCTTATTGAAGCTGGTAAACTAATTGTTGAAGAGAAAAAAGCTGAAGATAAAAAGAAAAACGTTTATGTTCCTAGCATACAAGAACGTTTAGAAGAAGCGGCTGGAGATAAAACAGAAGAGTTAGATGAATGGATTGACAACTGGATGCGTGATCCTAAGGCAAATCCTTTAAAAGCAGTACACCCTATCAAATTGTTTAAAAGGAACGGAATTAATCTTGGACACTTGCGTTTTGTAACAAACTGGTTTAAAGGTAGTTACGAAGAATTGCAAGAACTTAACGACTTGCCTGCTCCTAGCAAACGTGATGAAATGCAATCTCAACTTGCAGAAGGTTATGAAACATACAGTAAGCCTCAGATAAAAGAGCTTACAGACTTTTACAAGCGATTGTTTGATGCTATTGAAATTATGAAAGCAGAGCAAAAACAAAATCGTGCAGTAAGAAAGCCAAAGGTAAAAAGTGCCCAAGAGCTTGTTAAGAAACTAAAGTTTAAGCCTAGTGATGGAGACTTTGGAATTACTAGTATTCCGCCAAGTGAGATTATTGATAGTAAATGTGTGGTTGTTTTTAATACAAAGAATCGTAAAATAGGAATCTACCATGCACAAGAACATGCTGACTTGAAAGTTAAAGGTACTACACTACAACACTTTGATGAAAACCGTAGCACACAAAAAACAATTAGGAAGCCCAACGAAGTATTGCCTATTTGGAAAAAGATAACTAGGCACAAAGTTCCAGTTCAATATGGTTATCTAAAAACTACAGAAACCAAACTCAATGGCAGATTTAATTCAGACACTATAATCTTAAAAGCCTTCAAATAAATACTTGTATGAGATTTTACGAACTAATCGAAGCACGGGTAGAACCTGACAAAAAGTTTATGAGTCAGGTTGAAGATATTATTGACGATAGTATGGAAGAGTATCAAGAATATTTAGATGCTAATAATGATGTTGATGATATCGACGAGCTTGAAGAAATACTCAATCAAAATAACTACGATAACTTGCCAATAGAATTTATTGCTACAGATCAAAAACGTGAAGACCCTAATGAATGGATCAGTGCAGAAGCCGGTATAGATAAAGACGGCAAGTTTATGCAAGTATATTTGTTTAGTAAAAATTTAGAAGGCAAGTATGGACCAAAAACTTTTAAACAACTTGTGATGCGTATGCTAGCACATGAAACTATACATTGGAATCAATATGCAAAGATAGGCATGGACCGTGTTAATAAAATGAAAAGTGGTCACCAGAAAGGTACTGAGCTTGCTAAGAAAACAGGCGATCCAAAAGATTGGATGCGTGAATATCTAAGAGATCCACATGAACTAATGGCATATGGAAGTGACCTAGCAAGTGAGATAAAAGACTTGGACAATCCTGAACAGGTTCTACGCAATCCAGAAGCACATAAAAACGATTTGCCTAGTTATGCAAGATACAGAACTGTTTTTGAGCCTAATAGCAAAGAAATCAAACAACTGCTCAAGTATACTGCGGATTACTATAACGGATAAATATTAGTATGGCACAGGTAGATGAATTAACAAAAGAGATAGAACTTAGACTTGGTGGTCAGATGGTCGACGTAGAACTTGACCCTGAACATTATGAGCTATCTATAAACAAAAGTTTTGAAAAGTATAGACAACGTAGTGAAAATGCTAACGAAGAAAGTTTTGTGGCTTTAGAAATAATAAAAGAAACAAGCGAATATACATTAGATAACGAAATAGTTGATGTGTTTGATGTATATAGACGTAGTAGTGGAACATTGAATAGTGCTAGCGGTGGAGATATAGAACCGTTTGAAACTGCTTATCTTAATAACTATTTGTTATACAGTGGTAGAGCAGGTGGACTAGCAGTTTATGATGCACTCAGTCAACACCGAGAACATTTGGGTAAAATGTTTGGAGAAAACTTTACTTTTACTTGGAATACGGTTACCAAAAAACTTTTACTACACAGAAAAGTAAAAGCAAATGACACAGTATTTTTGCATGTATATAAACAACGTAGCAATGAAGAGTTACTACTAGATCCATATAGTAGTCCTTGGTTAAAAGAATTTGCACTAGCACATGCAAAACTTATGCTAGCTGAAGCTAGAGGCAAGTTTAATACTATTGCAGGGCCGCAAGGTGGAACAAGTCTTAATGCTGATGCACTACGAAATGATGCTCAAATGAGTATGGACAAATTAGAAGATGACCTCAAATACTATGCTGAAGGACAACAAGGCCTCGGCGTAATTATTGGTTGACAAACTTTATTTTCCCTTATAAAATACAACTATGATTATTGGAATATGCGGATTGATTGGCAGTGGAAAAGGTACCGTTGCTGATATTTTGGTTGAAAATCACAACTTTGAAAAACTTAGTTTCGCTGACAAACTCAAAGATGGCGTAGCTAGTGTTTTTAGTTGGGATAGAGATATGTTAGAAGGCGATACGGATCGCAGTAGGATATGGAGAGAAAAAACTGATGTGTTTTGGTCAAACGAAACAGGCAGAGAAGTTACTCCTCGTCTTGTGCTTCAATTATTTGGTACTGATTGTATGCGTAACGGATTCTTTGATGGTATATGGGTAAGCCTAGTAAAACAAAAAATATTAGAAGATCCAGATAAAAATTGGGTTATTCCTGATGTACGTTTTCCAAACGAAGTTAAAATGATACAAAGTGTACAAGGTCAAGTGTGGCAAGTTCGTAGAGGTGATTTACCTGTTTGGTTTATGGATAAAAGGGATAATGATGTAGAACCCACAGATGTACATGCTAGTGAATGGGCTTGGATAGACAAAGACGAATCATTTGAACAAATCATACAAAATGACGATAGTTTAGAAGAACTTTTAATAAAACTTAAAACTATGGTATAACATGCAAACTTTATATCATCACACACATAATGTAACAGGTAAAAAATATCTAGGACAAACAACTAGAGATTTAAATGTGTATAAAGGATCGAGTGTTGAATGGCTAGAACATTTAGAACAGTACGGTGATGATTATAGTACTGAAATACTTTTTGAATCTAGTGATAAAGAAAAATTTAAGGAAGTTTGCCAGCATTATAGTGAGCAGTTAGATGTTGTAAAAAATAATGAATATTTTAATAAAGTAGCTGAGTATGGCGGTAGTATGGGAGGCGCGGCTAATCCTAGTTTTAAAACTGGCAAGTTTACAGGTCGATTA